GTGTATTTAATGTTACTTAACGAGCATTTAGAAGAAAAAGCTCGAATGGAGCAAACACGAGGATAAAAAAAAATGGCAGCAACTTTAGCAGATGTCAATGCAACTTTAGGTGTAACTAACATAGCTTTATCGAGTTTAGTTGCAGAACAAAAAGAAACTAATAACGGTATCACCGCCTTTGTAGACTTCATCAGAAATAAAGATGCAGATGATTCGCGTAGAGCGTTAGAAGATAAACGAGAATCAAAACCTGTATTAAAAAGTATAGGTGCCGGTGCTGCTGCAGTAGGAGGCGGATTAGTATCAGCCGGCAAATCAACTTTTGGATTTGGTAAAGGTCTTCTTAGCAAGCTTGCAGTTCCTGCAGGATTTTTTGGTGGATTTTTAACAAGTTTACTTTCTTCTAAATTATTACGACTTGGTCTTACTGGTTTAGGTGTATATTTCGGTGATGAAATAGCTGAGTATCTATTAGGAGATGATGCTAAAGACGAAGTGAAAAAAGCTTTTGGGAATGTCATTAAAGGTGCTTCTATTGGTGGATTTTTATTTGGGAAAAAAGGATTTTTCATAGGTGGTGCATTAACAGCATTACTACAGAACAAAAAGGTTGACGATGAGCTAGGTAGACTTACAAAAAATATAGACGAGTTTGCTAAAAAAATTGGATTTAAAGATGGCTTACTAGGAATTGTTCAAAAGATAGGTAATGCTGTAGGAACTGGACTTCAAGGACTTAACGATCTTGCAGAAGGCAAAGTTAATTTTAAATCGGTTTCATCTACATTAGGTTTACTCGGCGGTGCAGCTTTTTTAGTTTCACCAAGAGGTTCTGCAAAACTAGCAGTAGCTGCAGGATTGGCTCTTGCAAAAAGCCCAGCTGGAAGAATATTAATGGCTCTAGCTGGTTTAGCTTATGCTGGAAGTAATATATTTGGTGATGACACAAAAGGTAGTAATCCTGAAATAGACAAGAAAATGGGTACAAACGAGGTAAAGCCTCAAGGAGGAGATGTTGGAGGATTATCCAGTTATTTTACTCTAGATAATATTATTGGTGCAACCTCTGCGGCTTTACTAACTAAGTCGCTATACGATCTTGCAAAAGGTGGAATTAATTTATTTAAAAAATTCAGTAAGTTTGGAAAAGCCACTGACACTGCAACAGATGCATTAAATATAATGCAAAAAGCTAATAAAGGTCCAGGCGTCATGGCAAGAATGTTTGGCTTAATTAAAACTGGTGCAAAAGGAGCGTACGGAATGCTTATGTCTCCAGCTGGAGCGGCTATATTAGCTCCATTAGCAGCAGTTGGTATTACAGAAGCTTTATTTGGAGATGATCTTAGAGCAGAGAACGAACAAAATAAACAAAAGATAAATGCATTAAAAGCTACTACTAAGACAACACAAAAAGGTTTAGAATTTTTTACTGGGACTCGCGGTTTTATGGAAGACTTTGTTTCTGGAAATAAACTTGGGGCCAAAAATGCATATGTTGGTGGTGGTGGCGCTATAGGAATGAATGTTGATGAAAATTTAGATGAAAAATATCGTAAAAAATATAATACAGTGAGTAATATAAGTAAACTTGTGCCAAAGAATTTAGTTGAAACATCCATGAAGGGTTTTGAAGATTTTGTGCCTCCAGCTCCAGCTGTTAACAATAGCGGTAATGTTGTTTCTACAAATACTGTAAATTCAGGTAATGTATCCTACAACGCCGGATTTGCTATTAACTCATCCGGCGCACTTGATCCTAGAAATATGTTTGGTACGCAAGCGCATAACGCTGCTGGATTATTTTAAGCATCTTCCTTTGCTAACTTAGCAAAATAAGACATTGTATCTTCATCCTCAGAACTAATTTCTTCGACTGTAACAGGTTCAACCGCAGAAACTGGATCATTCATTTTAATTTCTTCTTTCATTGAATAAGAACCAGCATTTGCTTCTTCACCAAGAACTTTCATCAACTTAGCTTTAAGTTCATCATATGTTTTATAGTTCTTTGGATTAGTAAACTCAGTGATATCGTGTAACTGTTCATAAACACCTGAAAGTTTAGCATCATCACCATTAAGAAAAGCTGATGGCGATGAAAACTCAGACTTATCATAGTTTCTATATCCTTCAACATTTCTTATCTTAAGTTTAAAGTCTGCACCTTCCCAAAAATCAAATGCATCCATTGGAGTTTCATCTGCAAACTCTGGATTCATCTTATCCATAATTTTATCAAAGATTTTCTTTCCAAATTTATATAGAAATACTTTACCTTCATTTTGAGGTGCTGATGGATCTTGAACTACATATATGTTTGTAGCATAATGTAATCTTCTTTTTTGAGATCTTGCTTTTTCTTTGTCGGCATCAATGCCTGAATTCCAAAGCTTTGAGTTTAATTCACCAACTGGATCAGTTTGACCTATAGATGTAAGTGAATTTTCAATATACCATAAACCAGTAGGACCTTTAAAACCATGATCCCAATATCTTACGAATGGTATTGAACCGTCTTTACCCGGAAGGAATCTAATGACAGCATAACCATTACCGGCTTTATCCACTGTAGGTTTCCACACTCTTTCATCTACGTAAGACTTTTGCTCGCCTCCGCCGACTGATTGTGCTGCTTCAATGATTTTGTTGATGTTTGAACCGCGATTGCGTTTTAATGTTTCAAATGACATAGTATTGTCTCCTTATTTGCTGAAATATTAACTGTATTATTACATTGTGTAGTATTATATATACGACTACTCAAATAGTGATGAGTCAATGGAATTCTTTTTTGGTAAAAAGTTTAAATCCATTGCCTCGGCTTCAAGCTTATTTTTAATGATTGGTGATATGAACTTACCTATATCTTCTATTTCGATATCATTAGTTTCACACACTTTAATGATAGCATCCATATATGGAATTTTAAGTTCACTCACTACACTTTCAATAAGCTTTGTAAATTTAGACTTTGTTAAAAATTGTTCTTCTATTTTCATTTGTCTAAAACCCTTAGTAATATTATATCTTTATTGATTCGTCCATTAGGTACTTTTGTTTTTGTTTTAAGAGTTTGCCAAGCATCATTAATTTGCTTTGGAGTTTTCTGTAAAACAATCGGTAAGAAATCAAGTGGTTTACGTAAACACACTGTTCTACTTGAAACCTTTGAAAAATTCTTAATGGTTGAACCGGATATTTCAAATCCATTAACACTTTCAGTAACATACTCAATAATCATTTTACCTTTAGTATTGAATGCATATAACCGAGTCTTTGATGGTATTTGAATTGGATTGATTGATACAATTTTAAAATCGTTATCTTCTTTTTTATACTGCACTTTAGCAACCTGTTTATCAATCGATTTTGGTCTTTTGATTTTAACATTTCTTGAAGCTTTAGTAGCGGATCTGATTCTTTCAAGATCTTCTAGCATTGCAGTACATGCTTTAATTCTTTGATTAAGGGTTGACTTTTTTAGGTGGGAGTAACCTTCAACTGCTTGATCACATCTTTTATGATAAGCATCCTCATAGTCAAGGAGCCAACCCTCAATCATAGGCTTAACGTGACTTATTGCAGTGTTTGTTAAGCCGTGGAACTTGAACCTATCATATATGTTAATTGTGGCATCTTCACCATCGATCCACTTGTCTTCTAGTTCAAGTAATTCTTGCATAATAGTATTATTAATCTTACGTGTTAATTTTTCTTGTGGTGAAATAGAAATTACATTATTTTGAGCTTTTCTTTCTCGTTGTTTTTCTTCATATAAAATTTTACCTTCATCAATTAAAGGAATCATTCTATCAAATAGATGATTTAAAAAATCTTTAGCAGTGTTATTATCTGCATCATTGTTTTTATGTAAATTATTATTATACCAGAATGCTGTAGCTGCATGGTGTGTCATTGTAAATTTATATTCTGGATTTGCTAGAATATATTTTGATGCATCTGGAAAGTTTTTCTTAACCCAAGTTTTCACTTGACTAATACAATCTTTTTTATCAACTTGTAAATGAAAATAGTCTTTTACTGCATTGAAACCTTTATCGATTGGTACGCCAGCAAGACCTGTACGAGCTCTTGCTCTTGCTGTTTTCTTCTTTAGTTTTTTACCTTTAAGTGCTTGTAATCCCATATTAAACTCCCATTTATATGTTATGTGTTTTGATATAATCTAATGTTGCGCCGATAACAATATTTGGATATTCTCCAAGATATGTACCAGCCTTTAAATCTTTTTTAGTAACTAAATGTTTATGCATGTGCTCGATATTATCATAGTTTGCAAGGATATCTTTTGCCAACTGATCAAATTCTGTATCTAGAATTAAATTTTTATCAAGCTGATAATAAGCATATGCACACATTAAATATTTAGCTATAGGATTTTTCATATAGCCATAGCCTTTTGAACTTTCTTTTCATTTTCTAGAAAAGCTTTATCCATTAAAGTAACGTCAATGTAATTAGATAAAGCGTGAGCCAATGTTTCATTTTTTTTAACTAAGTATTCAGAGAACAAAAGTCTTTGACCGTGACTTAGTGATTCTAATTGTTTAATGATTGTATCGTAATTAGCCATAATATAAAA